AACTCTAACCGCAGAATTTAAACCAACTTGGTTTTTAACTGATTCTTCAATTTCAAAGTTATGAACACCTGCTGTAAATGTAGTTCCATCAACTTCTGGTGAAGTGATCATTGTCATTCCACTGTTTGCTCTGCGCCATACTCTAAATGTTGCAGTTGCTGGTGAACTATCATATAGGCTGTGTTCGTTACTATTTGTTTGAACAAATAGACTGTCTGAGCTGATGTTAAGTCCGCCGCCGGATCTGTCTAGATAGTATAGTGAAGCATGTGTGCTTGCATAAATTGGAGCATCATATGATACCCAACTTGTTGTTGCAGAATCCCACTTGCTTGCTCTCCATCTAGCACCACTGTTTGGTTCAGTTGTTTTGATCCATACACTTCCTGTTGGTCTAGCATCTGCATCTGTTCCTGGAGTTCCTTTCCACTGCGGAACACTTGTGTGTGGCATTTGTGATAAATCAGGACCTTTATAAGTCGCTGCTGAAATACCTAACTCTGATAAATCTGCATCTACATTTACAATTGTAATAGTATTTGCATTAGAGTTTGAAGTTCCGTCTGTGTAAATTCTTACAGTTTCGCTTACGTTTTTAGCAGTTACACCTGTAATTGATAAGCCATTAATAGTTGCTACAATGTCATCTACAGTATCGCTGGCACCTACTGCTACTGTTGATCCATTAATAGTAAAACTTCCTGCTGCTGCTGTAATTTTTGAAGCAGTTAGTGTAGATGAAACAATAGTAGGAATGCTTGCTCTCCATTCTAGAGAACCAACCAATACCCATTGTCCTGCACTTACGCCTGCCTGTGTATTACCTGAAGATTTATACCATATTCTTGCTGGCTCTTTTGCAGAATTAAATGTTGCATCTGTTCCTACAGTTTCAAATACTACTGCGTAGTCACCAATAGAACCGTATGATTCTTTTGGCTTGCGTCCATAATTTGTGTCAGTGTCATTTTCAATTTTAAGAACATCGTCATCAGTAAGCACTGTTGGAACCTTAACTGAAAACTTCTGTCCACCTGCTGAAATTAATGCACTGTTCCACTCCTGGATACCCCATGCAGTTGATCCTGTATTGATCCACCAAGTTCCGTCTGCCGGATTCGCTCCCGGAGTAGTCGAATCTCCTTCTAGTTCTCCTAGGTCAACATCTGCTCTTACTACAAAAGCAGCGTTTGATACGCCTAGTAAACTGTATGCTGCTAATAGACCATATTCATTAAGTTCGCTTCCGTGAATTGGTGTATTGCTCGCTGTCTTTTCAAAGTTAGGAACTCCAAAAAGATCTACTAATTCTTTCTGTGATGTCACTTTAAACGCATTGCCTGCGTTCGCCGCTGTTGTTGCTGAAGCAACTCCAGTGCCTGCGGCATTTGTTTTATCTTGCGCTGTTGCTACAACAATAAGTGGAGTTGTTCCTGGTTCCGCAGGGGTATAAAAACTCTCATCTATTACCGTAACTTCTACGCCTGGTGATTGTAGTGCCATTTACGTTTTCTCCTGGTAATGTATAATTCTTTCAATCCATTACATAATGCATTGCTATGTTATTATTTAGTTGATTTGAGCAAAAATGGTGCGTTATGCCTTGAAATATAAAGGGATAGAAAAGGTGTAAATACAAGCATGAGACCGTTGTGTAAATGCGGTTTAAGACCGCGAGCAGTTAACTATAAGAAGAATGGCAAGACCTATTACAGAAGCCTATGCGAAGCCTGTTCTTCAGGCGGTCTTTATCATGGAGTTCCTAGATGGTATCGAGCAGGATACAGAATTAAAAAGCAGTGCGATAAATGCGGTTTCAAGTCACCTCACAAGGAAATATTCAGGGTATTTCATGTCGATGAAAATCTAGATAATTGTAGGCACAGTAATTTAAAAACGGTATGTGCTAACTGTAGAACAGTCCTAGCCAAGGAAGGAATACGCTGGAAGCAGGGCGATTTAGTTGCTGATTACTGATTTAATAGATTGGTATAGATCGTCTATTGTTCCATCGTTGCTAATTTCGTAATCGAAATCCTGTCCAATCCATGCCCATTCTGAGGCATGAACTTTATGAAGTTTCATTTCCTGCAGATGATAGTTTTCACCAGCATTTGCTTTGAGTGCAGAATCATACCAACTGGGCAATTCGCCTCTTTTTACCCATACAATCTTGCCACCCAGATTTTTAATAGCCTTAATTTCATTAGGAAAGCGAACATCACTTACAACAACATTATCTTTTGATTGTCTTAGTTTGTTTTCAAGACTAGCAATCCAAATATCATCATGGAACGTTTTGCGGCAGACTTCTGTCCCCCAATATTGTAGAACCCACCTCGGAGTAAGTGTCGGCATAGCAAGCCGATCAGCCCACCATTTATCAACCTGTTCTCTCCACTCTCTTGATTCTTTTGTTCTGCCTTCTAGCATGATTCTATCCCAGCCAAAAACTGCCGCAACAGAATCCTTTAGCGAATCCGCAAAACTTTCTCTACGATATTCGTGAAAGTTTACAAGATAATCAGCAACGGTATCCTTACCGCATCCAATAAATCCGCAAACGCCTATAATCATATAACTCTCCTTTAAAGTTATATTATAGCGTCTTTAGATTAAATGTCAAGTGTTTAATAGAAGGGTTTTGGTTGTCCTGGCTTGCCTGTATTAAGTTTTCTTGCCAAAACGCTTGCCGTGTTGATTGATTTGGTTCTTTGTTGTCTGCGAGCCTGAGTAGGCGCAGTTCTTGCTCTAGTTGTTTTCATTTTTTGAGCCTTGGCAACATTATACTGTTGAACGCATTTTGATGGATGGCTTACCTGTCTACCTGCTCTTGGACCCACAGAACATCTAAATCTAAGTTTAGTTTTTCCACCCTTGGCTGTTCCGCCAGTTCTGCCCCATACCATCTTGGCAACTTCATTAAAGATCTGATGGTATTCTTCTTCAGTTATTAGTTCCGACACTCTCATGGGTTATCCTATAATCCAACTATAGCCTATTCCGCCTGCAACCTGTGTGCCTAGTTCCATTGTAAGTCTTTCAATGTCATTAAAGCCTTCCTGTTTGATGCTGGCGCCATTAAGTGCTGTTCCGCCCTGCGGTCCTGCAATAGATGCAAACTTCTCACGTGCCTGTCCTAGCATTACCTTACAGTTTGCCAGCGTGTAATCCTTGATCCACTGTCCTGAATATACGTCTTCAATTATAACAAAGTCTGGTTTGTTGTTGTAGCACCATAATAATACCTGTTCAGTTCCTCTCGGACGCTGCATTATAATTAGTTTCTTGCTCTGAGGATTCCAGGTAAAATTAATAAATGAACCAAACATTTTTCCTACCAGTTCCTGATACTGTGCAAATAATTCGTATGTAGCAAGTCCGCCCATGTTGGTCGAACTTAGTAGGTATGTATTCGTGTAGGCTAGATTGAATGGCTCGAACACCGTTCCTCCTGTGCCGTTACCAGTTCTTGATCCTACACTTCTACGATAGATCTGTCTCACCTGCTGTATTTCACTAGGAAGAATATATTCGTTTTGATCCTCTTCCAATGAAAGAGTAATATAACTTTCTTCCACAGAATTGTCAGAACGCTGTCTAAACACACCCAATGCCCTTTGTAATGCTGTTTCGTAGTGTTCCGGATCTAATTCTACGTCAATCATGCCGTCGCCTAGCATGAGTCTAACATAGTCGAATACTTCTTGTTTTGCTTTGTCTATTTGGCTCATATTAGTATTTATGCCTTTGCTAGAAAACGGTAAATACATATGTTATGCCAAGACTCAGTTTATACCGCCCGGAAAAGGGCAATGATTACAAGTTCATAGACAAGACTGCCTGGGAAATGTTCCAAGTTGGTGGCACTGATGTGCTTATGCACAAGTATCTAGGTGCTGAAGCAACCGCAAAAGAAGGAACTCCAAGCGAGCCTAAATATGACACTCTAAGTCCCACAAACATACAGGACATGTTGTTCCTTGAAAACAGGGACAGAAAATATGATCCTGATGTGTTTGTCATGCGCGGAGTTTATAACGTGCAGGATATTGATTTTAATCTAAGCCAATTTGGACTATTCCTGCAGAATGATACAATTTTTATTACATTCCACATCAATGATACAGTGGAAAAACTTGGCAGAAAAATTATACCTGGCGATGTAATAGAACTACCGCACCTTAAGGACGAATATGCTCTAAATGATTTGAACTATGCACTTAAAAGATTTTATGTTGTGGAAGATGTAAATCGTGCTGCGGAAGGATTTAGTGTAACATGGTATCCACATCTATACAGAGCCAAGTGCAAACCACTAGTAGATTCGCAGGAGTTCAAGGACATTCTGGATCAGATTGCGGATTCAGAAAACTTCAAGGGAACGTGGAATCAGGATTCGACATACTATCCGGGTGATACTGTTACTGCACCCAATGGTGAAAAATATACGGTTGTAAGAGAAGTAACAGGAATTGCTCCACCGGATACAACATATTATAAACTT